GAACGAACTAGCCCCAGTGATAAGTTCTATCACGCCATCGGGGAAAAGCACATCCCTACGTTGTCCATTGGGATAGTCGGGGTCTTCATGCACGATGCGCACCTCCGCTTTGAGCGTGCCGACTTCCAAGTTACCACCTTGTATGAAACATGATGCGGTGCCGTCTGCGTTGACCTTGCAATTGGTCAATGCTCCATTCTCACGGCCACATGTGTATCTGCCACCGCCTGTGCTTGTGAATATCACCGTGAAGTCACCATCGGGGAAAGGCTTGCCCTCCCCATCCGTCACCAACCGAAGACGTACGAAGAAGTCCTCGTTGTAATTCTTTCTTGCTAGCGGAGTTAACCCGCGGTTATTGTTGCAATTCATTATGTCGTGGTGCATTATTCCTTTACAAATTTAGATAATAGATACTTGTTGGGTATTTTGTTAAGGTGAAATTAATGTTTTTTATCTATAGGTTATAAAGACACGCAAAGAGATTATATTGCAATTACTTTATGCAAATTTGACTGAATTTTCAGTCATACTCTAATAATTCTGTTCCATTAAGCAATATCCATATCCCTTGAATATTCACCATCTGGAGGATGCCACCATATTTACAAGTGATTTTCGAAGCATAGTATTCCGTTACAAGTACACCATTAGGAACGCTTTTATTTGGGCACAGAATATTTCCTTTAATATATCCGCCACTCATACGAGTTGTATGTGGAAATAGATATACGTTGAGGAACATACCATTGAATGACGTTTCGCTTGGAAGAACGAGTGCGTCGTATAAAGACCCCATTGTAATATTGGTAGGGTCAGAAATCTTCAATACATATTCACCTGTTATACCTTTCCTTATTTGTGCAAGTGAAACAAATGGGATAAATAGGTTTTCTGCTTTTAACATACCAGTAAATCCGCCCTGCGCCATTATTTTTCCATTGACCCCATCAAGCCATACCGCTCCGTTCTTTGATTCTAGTCTATTATTTCTAAATGTCCATCCTGCAATTTCAGCATTTTCGGCCAATAGTAGTCCCGTAGCTACGCTGTCGAAGGATGCTCCAAAAGCGTTCCATTTGTTGTTGTCGGTAGGCTCAACACCCTTAATCTCACCAGCGTCTGTTCGACAGATATAGTAAGCGTTACCGAACTTGCAAGCATCCACTCGGTAGCGATTACCATAATACGTCATATCTGCACTATACACTCCACGGTATACTAATGCAGGAGAATTTCCATCCTCGCCATCATTCCCATCATGTGCTGTTATCCTGACTGGCTCGCTCCACGGAGAAAGTAATGCCCCGTCAAATGATTTTTTTGCAGATGTTAACCAAAGGTATTCAAAACGTCCAATGGAAGGTTGTGTTAACTCCCATCCCGCAGGGGTAGACACATTTTTTGTCAATTCAGGCGCTTTGATTGTAGACCCATTTTTTGCAAACCTATACTCTTGGAAATCCGCTGCCATTTCCTTTATATTCGGTGTATAATTGGAGGCTACCTTACCAATCTCTAGTTTCGGCCTACATACCTCACAATAATTCATTTGCCCCGTCATCGGCGAAGGTAATAATCTAATGAGTGCATATTGTTCGGTAGTAGGAGATAAGTTTTCGCGTGTTTTAAACGTTACGATATGACGACGCCATACATCAGTATCATTTGGCGTGAAATCTATGCCTAGGTCGGTTCGTGCATTTTTCACTTTTCGACCATCATCAATAATCATCGCTGTATCTATTGCTGATGGATACACGAATAGCTGCGTACACCACGATAGATTGACTAGTCGCACCCAGTTGAGAGTCGCCTTGCCATCACGTGGAGCATTTTCGTTATGAAGGTATGCAGTCATTAGATACTCGCCATCACGTGGCACATCAGCAAAATCTAAAATCGTAGTGCTATCGGTGATAGTATCTATTTGTATTGTTTTCTGCCAAGTGTGTGCTGGGTTGTAAATTTTCAGCAACAATACTTTACCATCCGTTTTTGCACGGGCGTCTATACGACCATTAATTTCCAATCTATAGCTTTGTGTGTAGAATAGGTATAATCTTTGCTGAGCAAATCCATATTGATTACTTGTTTGATTTATAATCTTTTTACGAGCACCACTCCTCTCCCAATACGATAGAGTGTACCATGTTGCTGGGTTTAGTTTAGTCGTGCCATTACCGATAACTGTTTGTTGTAAGACGTCGCAATATTTTTCTTCAGAATATCGCTTATCCGTACTAATAGTGTACGCGTTAGAACCATCTTTACCCGCGATAATGTTATCGCTAGTTTTGATAGCCTTCCACATGCTCATTTTAGGTATGCTCTCAAACTCGCTCTGTTCTAACAGGTTTTCATTCGATTGTGGTAATACCGCCCATAGTTTAGGAGTGCTCCAATTGCCCCATACTCCATTGTCGCCCTGCTTACGTGTACACACGTATTCGAATGGATATTCGGACGTAACGCCCGAGGGGTTGTCCGTCCATCCGCTGGGCACATGCCCACTGGTATTCTGCAAGGTTGGCGTGGCTGGTACGACCTCAAAGTCCGTGCGCTGATAGATGTATTCCACACCCTTTCCGTCCTTGCCCCTTTGCCCTTGGGCTATTACCGCCCAATATCCTACCTCAGTAGGCAGATGACCTTTTGACGGTGTCTTATGCACATATCGGTATGTCGAATAGTTACCGTCAACAAGGCATGTCACCTCATCGCCATTGTAATAGGTATTGGCGGCATCGTAATCACCACGGAAACACCCGATAGGGGCTTCGTCCCCCGATTGGCTCTGCACGATTGTACCACGTATTCTTAATTTGCCATCTCCATCAACATTGTATTGCAGTTTGTCTCCAAGTTTCAACGCATCGGCTAACATGTCGAAATAACTATTGCCATCACCGCTTACAATCTTGTCCGTGGTGATGCGCCCTGGCAGAACCTCGGTATAGCCATATAGTGCCGTGAAGCTTCGGTCTCCCTCATGCTCGCTGTTCAGCACGCCTACGAGAAAGTGGTAGTAGCTGTTGTCTTCCTCCATGCGTACAGCACGCTCGGATAATGTGAAAGTGGCGTTGAGGCCGTTGCGTTCAGCCTTTACATATAGATAGTATGGTGTCGATGTATTGTCGAGCCTTGCGCTGATGTACTCCACCAGCGTCCAATATCGGTATTCGATAGGCTTGTGCTGGGGGCTGATGGACTTGATGCCAAGCGTGAGGTGCTGTATCAGCCTAGCGTTGACTGACAACTGCTTGCTCGTGCCGTTATATGTGATTTTTGGCGACACGGTTGTGGGGTTCGTGCGATTGTTGACAAATCTGAATTGCAGGCTTTCGTCGCCCACAAGCATCTGCATTGTGCGAATGGCAATAGGCGTAACTTTGTCGGTGAAACCCTCCAATAACGAGCGTTCGAGCAATTCCATCGTTTCTTTCGCATCGCGGAAACGCCTCTTGGTATACTGCACAATCTCCCTCTTGGTGTCTGCAAGAGCCACCTCTTGGTTGTCAATCTCCCTAAGCTGCGAACCGATACCCTGCGCGGACACGGTGTTGGAAATCTCGATAGTGGGAGAATAAGGGTTGGTAAGGAAATCCTTTATGCCCGTAATCCGTATATCCACGCCATCCTTGGCGAATTGTGTGTCAGAAAAGCGGATATAACCTCCTACTTTTAGGTATCCGCCCACATTGACCCAATTGCGTTTGGCGTACAGGCCTTGCAGTGTGCCTGTGAACGTAAACTTCGGGTCTTCATGCTCGCGTAGGTGGCGTGCAGCCTCCCTTAGCATGTCCCAAGACGCGCCCGACTTCGTGGCATTGTCGCACACGTAGGCATCGGGCAGCATGCAGCCGAATATGGCATATGTGTCGCCCACTTGCGGCTTGAACGTTTCATTCGGCATCGTTACGCCGTCTATCTCTTGCGGAACAAGTTCAAACCTCTTGTCCGTGTGCTTGTATTTCAGTTCAAACTCCTTGCCAGTGCCTGCCAGCATCCCGCTTTGGAAGATTATGGTCATATTCTCGCCAACGATGATGTACTTATTATAGTCTAGGCTGTCGGGGATGGTGTTGTCCACGATGTCGTAGAAGTTCTTTTTCTTGTTGACCACATTGACAGCCGTCACCTTGCCCACCCTTGACGGGTAGATTTCGGAACAGTCCAAGCTGTCTTCCTTGACCGCATCGGAAACCTTGTCCACGCGCTCGACATATATGCCCTTATCGTCCGTGCGATACGTGCGACCGTCATATTCCAGCGTCTGCTCTTTGGGTAGCAGCAATTCGGCCGAGCCGTACTTGGAGCGGTCTATATTCTTGTCGCCACCCTGTACATACAGCCTCTTTATCGGCTGCTCGTTGCTTGCCGTAGTACGGCCGACCCCAGGGATGAAACCCTTGCCCTTACCATACGACAATGGCAGGGGGCTATCTTTGAAGTATTCGACCTTGTGCAGCGATATGACGCGGTTCACTATCTCCCATTCGGTCTTGAATGCCTCGGCCACATCCTGCAATGCTGCATCGATATATGCGTGGTTGAACTCCACCGTCTTTTCCTTGGCATCCAAGCAATCACCGACAGACCACACGTCCACACCCTCGCGCTCGTTGAGGTTTTTGACGATTTCCTCCACAAACTCGCGTGGTTTGGCGCACATCGACCATTTCAGTCGGTGGTCGACCGAATTACGAAACTTGTAATCGGCCAACTTGTCTTCGTCACCGCCCATATTGAGCGTGTACTCAATGTTGCGCAAGCCATTCTTCTTGATGTCTTGTGCCTTGTGCAGGCGGTATTTTTCGCCCATATACTCGCACCATGTGCCGATGGGGAACTCGATGTATTCTGTCAGCGAGAACTTTAATACTAGTTGAGGTTTCGCCATCAGCGCGCGATAGCGGTAGCTGCTGTCGCTCTCTTGAACATCCTTGGACTTGTCATTATAATGTAGCGTAATCATATCTTCGGGTATTGAATGGGTTTTATCATACAGCGTGCCATGCGGTGAAAGTCAGCGTAATGGTAAACTCACACCATACGCGCGTTTGGCGCAATATTTCGAACTTGGAAATCGAACAGCCCTTATAATGGCAGTCGTACTCCATCTTCACGTCGGGGCATCTGAACTTGCGGCTGTCGGGTTTCAATAGGGCTGCAAAGAGACTGTCATAACGTCTCCAAAACTCGGCTACGGTATCGGCCTTAATGAGCAGGCTAACGGCCACGTCCTTTGATTGGAACTTGACGCTCTCGGCGTCGTACGTCACGCCTGCGACATTGGGGACGCTGACCGACAAGGCAGACTGCACGTTGGGCAATTTGCGCACGGCCATATCCGTGCCGTCCAACACGTATGCGCCGAATTGCGAGAAGTCCACGCCGTCTAGGGTGTAGCCCGATTGGGTGACGCCACTCTTCCCCTTGGGGTAAGGGTTACCCGTTGGCACTTTGGGGAAATCGTCCGAAAAGGAAAGGGTTATCTTTCCTACCTTGACGTTCCTTGAAAATGCGTTATTGGTGGTCATCCGTAGACGGTATGACCTATTCAATTCGACAAACCTAAATTCATGGTAAGCACCATTGGACAAGTCGTTGAATAGAAGTTCCGCACGCTTAGCGTCCACGATGACAAGGGGCAGTTGTACGGCCTTTGCATCCAGCACGGGGGCTGTCAGATCCACCTCCTCTCCGTCATGCTCTGGCCACGTGATGGCGTCCAGCTTCTTGAACACAGGCATCTGCACAAGCCCTTTCAACCCCTGATTCTCTACGAATATGCCATACTTGACGTATGCATCTGTGCCGTCTATGAATAACTTGCCTTTCATCCTGCTTATCTCAATATTAGCGCGTTGTCTGATGTCTTTACTTCAACGCGCGACATTCTGTCCTTGCCCACACTCACCACGGAATATCCCGATGCGTTGACCGTGGCTTTTGCCCCAAACATTAACCGCACCTTGTAGGCGCGTGTCAGCGTGAAATTAAGTGTGGCGCGCGTATCACCGATAAGAAAGACCCTTTCGGGGTCTGTGAGCGTGACGTCTCCGCAATCGATGTACACGCCTTTCTCTTCCACTCCGTATTTCTTGAACTTACGGAATGTGTCTAGGTCGGGGTACGCGTTTTTCATAACGAACTCCAAACCCTGCGGTGTGAACAGCTGTTCAATCAGCTTGTCAAGCGTGCGCCCCTCGAAAGTGTCGCATGCCCCCATGCCCTCAACCGTCATTGTCACCTTGTCTACAATATTCATAATTCCTATGTTTTAATCTTAATCCCACGTGTGGCGATGTCGTCTAGGCTATCGTCCATGCTCTTCATCCGAGCGTCCATCCTTTCCAGTTTAGCGTTGGCTGCGTCAGTGTTGCGCTCAATGCCAGTTACATGCGCAAGGATAAGGTTGCTCGTATTGTTCAATTCGGCCAATCCTTGCACAAGCGTGAACGTGTGTCCTTGGATGGTGGTTAACCGCGCGTTATTCTCGTCCACACTCTCTTGTGATGCGGTGGCGATGCCCTTGCTCGTCCCCTCGCGGTCTGCGATGTTTTCCATCGTGCCCTTGATGGACGGAGGTAGGGATTGCCAAAAATTGTTGAATGTGTTGCCGAGGTTGTCCAAGTCGCGGGAGAAGTCGTTCATCGAGTTCATGACGGCATTACTGCCATTCTTGAAGTTCCCTTTGTCGTCAAACCACACTTTCTTATATTTATTGAAGAGGACTCCAAGTGGCTCTTCCAGTGCTTCCTTAATGGCCATCCTCTTAACGATGTCGGCTATTATGTCCTTAACTTTGGCGTGCCAAGCGTCCATCGCGTCCTTGCCTTGCTCTACCGCATCAAAGAATGCGTTACCGAGTTCCTTGGCGAGGTCTTCGGCCGTGTGTCCGATAATGGTTTCCAGCACTTGGTTGATGACCTCTAGTGCTTGGTTGCCCAGTTCCTTTATCTTGCGTCCCCATTCGGAAATTTTACCATCATCACTGCTTTTTTTGCTCTTCTCCTCATCAATCTGTCTCTGAATAAGCGCCTGTTGGTTAATAAGGTTCTTAACTCTATCTTTCGCCTCCTCGAACGACTTAGTACCAAGTGCTTTGTTCGCAGTATAATCCAATTGGACATACGTGTCAGTAAGCTTCTCAACGGTCTTCTGGTATGCTATTACGTCTCGTCTTGCCTCCTCTGTAAGTGCATTAACCCATCCTCTAAGCCCATGTCCTTTACTTATTGCTCCATACATGTTATTGACCTCTACAGTCGCCTCTTGGTACACTTGTTTTAACCGCTCTACGGCATCGCCCGTATTCTTCTGTAGGCGTACGGCCTCGGCGTTGTCCAACTCCCATTGTAGCTGGTCGATACGCTCTTGCAGCCTGCCTATCTCTTTTTCTTTGCTGTCGTCGTTATTGAAGAGGTTGGCAATTGCCGTAGCCACCTGCAAGGCTGCCGAGATAACCGCAAGGATAACCGATGCCTTTTCAATGGTCGATATGGCAGTAGCACCCGTAGCAGCTGCGGTTGTAGCACCTGTAGCAGCTGCCGACACGGCCTTTTCCACGCCTGAAGCTACACCCTTGCCAACATCACCGATGGAATGGATGACGGAGGAGGTCGCATCGAACACCTCATTGGTGAAGTCTAGTGCCTTGGCAATGCTTGCCGATACGTCGGCCGAGAATACAGAGGCGAGGTTCTTGGCTTGCGCCCCAACCTTATTCACTACATTGCCAACATTACGGAGGTTGGAGGCGAACGTGCGGTACGCGTTGGTGATGCCGTTACGCGCGTTGACAGTACGCCTTTCGGCAGACAAGACCCTTTCTTGTGCATTCGCACGGCTGTTCTCGGCTGCCACAAGCCTCTCGTTTGCCTCTACCATCTCCTTGCCAAACGCCAATAGTTTGCCGTCATCGACCTGTTGTTGGATGATAGTCCGATTGAACAAGGCTTCGTTATATTCTTGTTGCGAAGCCGTCAGCTCGTCTTGTGCCACTTTCCACTCGGACATGGCGTTGGTAAACTCGACCTTTGACCGTCCTATGTCATCTAGGCTCTTATGCAGCGCGGTGAACGGATTGCGGTTGGCTATCTCGTCCTCCATCTTGCGCAGTGCCTCTTGGAAGTCCTTTATCTCCGTGCCCGACATACTGCCCTTATTCTGCTCGAAGTAGGACTGCACCTTGTCGCGGGCGTGCGCCAAGGTGGAAATCGACTGTTTGGAAAGGTCGCCGAACACGCCCTCCCAATTGATGGACTGCTTGAAATCCTCCGATGCCAGCTTGGCCAATGCCTCTTTCATCTGCTTGGATGCGTTCTTGGCGTATTCGGGCGGTACGTCCGCCATCTTCTTTTCCCACTCGCGCTGCAATTTCTCCAATTTCTGTGCGGTCGTTCCGTATTGCTCCACCATAGCGTCAGCATGCTTTTGGCGCACCTCTGCCAATTGCTTTTCTCCTTGCTCAACAATGTTGTTCTGCACACGATAGTACTCGGCATTTATCTTCTTGTCTGCCAGCAGGTCTTTCATGTGGTCTTCGGCCGTCTTCTTACCCGTTTCCGACTTTGCCCAACCGCTCTCGGTAGCCCCCTTGCGCGCCATGTACAACTCTTTCATGGACTTCATGCGCACTTCGGCCAATTGTCGCAGCTGGTCTTCCCACGCCTGCTTTTTCTTCGCAGTGTCGGCCTTTATCTGCTCTAATTCCTTTTCCAGTCCGTCTTCACGGACGTTCAAAGCGTGCTCGTTCACCTTGTCGGTGGCGTTGCGCTCGTATTTCTCCACGGCTGCCACCCATTCATCGTTAGCCGCCTTTATCTGCGCCAAGGACTTTTCCTTGTCGAACTTGTCTCCCTTGGTATTCTTGCCACCTTTGCCACTATCGGCCTTGACGTTGGCTTTCTTCATGCTCTCTGTGTAGGCCTTGGTAGCCTCATCCTCAATCTTGATGAGGTCGGCAAGCTCCTTTTGTTTGGCTGTAATTGCGTCCTTGCGCTCTTTCTCGGCTTCCTTTCGTGCCCGCTCCTTATCTTTCTTGTACTGCTCGTCAGATTTGTTCGTAATATATGCGTTAACGCCTATTATACCCCCCGACGAGTAACTTACGGTCTTGCGTGATACCTCCCTTGGCTTGATGGGGTTATTTTGTAATTCAATGAGTTCTTTCTGTTTTTGCTTAGCCATATCGAACGCCGCAGCTGCACGAGCCTGCGCCATCAACGCAGCCACAACATCCTTGGATTTGGTTATCAGGTAGTTGTTGGCGTCATTGACATTGCTAATCTGCACGCCTAACCCGTGGAATGCGTCTTGGTTGTCCTTGATGAACTTCTTCTGTGCGTTCAAATTCCCACCCAGTGACTTGTACTCGCGGCTTAGCTTGTTATATATTGTGATTTGGTCGGCGACTTTTTCAGCCACCGCCTTATTGAACTCTTCCTGCTTCTTAATTGCTTCGTCGTAAGCCTCTGTTGCCTTTCTCTTTGCCGAGGCGGATTTGGCGGCCAATACGCCTACGGCCGTCGCAATTGCAGCCACGGCTGCTGCAATCCATCCCCACACGGGTATGGACTTGATGGCGAGACCTAACGTACGGAACGTGCCCGCCAGCGTGAGGTTGGCCTTGGCGTTCGTGCCTGCCGCAACTGTATTAACGGCTTTATTGGCCGTGTCCGCCGTCTGTGACGCTGCGCTTTGACTAGATGCTGCTGATACTGCCTCCTTAGACGCAGCATCAGCAGTATTGGCGGCTGCATTCTGTGCAACGACTGCCGTGTTGGCCTCTGTTGCTGCCGTTTCGGCCACTTGCGCCACCGTACTCTCTGCCGTTAGCTTGTTCCACCATTGTTTCAGCCCGTTAAGCGTAACCAATGAAAATGCGCTGTCCTTATTCAGCGTCTGCTGCACCTGCTGCAATCCCATCGTGATGCCCATGAGTGACTGCACTTTCAACATTATCTTGTTGAGTTCCTCATTTTCACCTGCGAACAAACCCACCGCTCCTTGTGCAGCGGAGAATGCGCCCGAAAGCCCTCCCAATCCCTGTATAAGGCCTGCTATATGCTGCTCGTCATTGGCTAACACTTTTCCTTGCGCTTGAATGTCGCCCTGTATGTCCGTTAGACGGCCAAGTTCGCTAACTAGACGCTTATAAGCCTCGCTCTGTTGGTCAATGCCATTGGCAACCAATGTAGCCATCTCTTCCCTTAGGGCGCGTATCTGTCCACGCAGGGAAACATGTTGCGATGCGGCTTTCTGCGCCTGCTCAGCCTCAGCCCTCATGCGCTGTTCAACCTTAGCAAGAGAGTCTGCGGTCTTTTCCGCCTCCGCGATGACTTTCTTGCGAGCATTGATAACCTGCCGTATAGCATCGCGTTCTTGGCGATAGCCTTGCATCTGTTTCGCGTCGCCCTTTTGGGCGGCCTTATTAGCTGCCGTACCAAGTCTCTTGTATTCCTCTTCCAAGTCACGGATGGCGGACTTGTTGGCATCGACCACGCGGTCTACCTCGATAAAGCCCTGCTGTATGGTGTCCAGCGTTGAGGCTGCATTGCTCACCACGTCGATATTGACGGTAGGGATGTCGGTCAATAAGTCGTGCATGCGCTTCGCCTGCTCGCCAACCTCTTGCCCCATTTCCTCTGCAATTTCTGCTAGCCTTTTCGCGCCTGCTTCCGCCCCCGACATGTCAATAGCGGTGCCGATGTATAATGTGCCGTCCGTGTTGTTGTTCATACTCTTATAGTCTCTTCGTCTGCAAAATCATTGAATAGGTCTGGGTTATTAGCATCCTTGGTCTCATCGTACGGTAGAGCGTCTCCGTCGTTGTCCTCATCCTTGGGCATCGGCATCGCGCTGCTGTATAGTATGGCATTCTGATAGCTGATGTCGTACAAGGCCTGCTTGTCGGTGATGCCGAATGTCTTGGCGATGCCCAATACCGTAGCCCAAATGCTGTCGTTTAGACCACTTCCCTTGTTGGTTTTAGAATGTTTGCCTCGCTTAGGGAAGTGGTAATTGAGAAAAAACTACCTAACTCCATATCTTTAAGTCGCTTAACAATGACATCAAAGAGTATGGAGGGGCGCACCTCCTCCAATATTAGGCGAGCCAATTCCGATTGTCGGTCAATGGTTCGCTTGATGGTGTATTTCTTATTGAAGATGCCCCACACGCGCTTTTTGCGTGTCTCCTCGATTTCCTCGGTCAACCCCTTAGCACCTAGGATGAGTACCGCGCAGATGTCGCCCAAGGCCTTGAAGTGGCGCGCATGGTGTAATACGGAGTTGAATATTTTCTCATTAGGCACGCGCTCGACAATGGGGAGCGTTGACACCAACTCTGATACGAGGATGAGAGTGGCCACCGACGGAGGTGCAATCTCATAGGCCTTACCACCTATCTCGATGCTCCCTATATTCTTTTCAAGGATAGCTGCCGCTACCTTTCCTTCTATCGTCTGTATTTGTTTCATCATTCGTTTACTAATTGTTTGGCGGGGATGCGGGAGTTGAACCCGCGAACTGCCGTCATGAACGTAACAGTCTGCCTCTAATCCTAATCCCCAATAAGCGGTCTAACCTCCCTACCGCAAGGGGCTGTCTGTTCCAGCCGTTAACTAAATAAACCAAATGAAGAAAAAAGTCATCCTTGCGACAATCCGCTACGACCAATCGGACGCAACCACCTTGAATTTCTTGTACAGTTCGCCGTCGTCACACGCTAGGATTTTGAAAGAGAGGTCGACATATTGACCCTCTTCCTCCGACGAACCAGGTTTGAACGAGACGTGTGTCTTTCTTGCCTTGATGCCCGTTGCGCCGATATTCTTAGGCGTGATTTTGACCGAGAAGTAATCCGAAACCACGTTCGACTTGACCGTGAGTTCCTTTTTCGGTGTGTCAATGGCCGCGCCCGTAAACATGGATTCGGTCTCGAAATCCATCTCCTTAACGCGCGTGGTGATGGTGATGATGGGTTCGCCCTCTTCCTCGGCTACCACAACGCCACCTGACGCCTTGGCCGTGAGTTTCTCACCCTCTTCAACCGAAATCGTGGTAGATTTGTCGTTGATGATGCCAACCGACTTGAGTGTGGTCGCCATTGCGTCGTTTGCACCCGTCTTGCCAACCTCAACCTTACACTTCGACCACGACATGATGATGCTTTCTTTTGCCATAATCTTATATTTTTATTGTGAATTAATCAGATGATAATCTATAGAATTTTAATCTCGCTGTAATAACGTGTTGCTCTATTTCCTCCACTGCCATAGTACTTGGTGATGTATCGGCGAGGATGCGATATTCGGTGTTGCTATTATCCCTTATGAGCTCTTGTATCAGGGCTTGTAATTCACCGATGCGAACAAGGTTTGCAACCTTTCTTCCAGTATTGAGATATGGCACGTCTGGGACATAAATATTAACTAACACTACGCCAGTCTGAACCTGTTCGTCAAGCCCAGCTAGGAATTTGACAACCAAATCTTCGGTGTGCGCATTATCGGGGCGCATGTCCGCGCGGTAAATGCCACCCTTGATAGCTTTGCCCAACACGCCATCCTTAACGAGCGTGTAGAAGTCTCGTTCAACCTGTTGTTCAGTCTTAATCATTTCTTGTTCTCGACTATTCCGTATAATAGCTGCTTAACCAAGCTTTCGGCCAATAAATCAGCTGAAGTAAGTACATCCTTATGGTGAATGTTTTCTACGTAGGCTGCGTATCGCATTCCAGCACATACAATCAAAACTATTCCTCGTGGATATTTAGATTTGAGACTAGACATAAGGGTTTCGGCCGCCGCAACACCTTGTGCACCATTTCCCCCAACCTTTATTGTTCGGATTGTGCCATCAGATAGCTTTACAGTGCGCTTACCAGTGGCAACGGTTACGCCAGCAGGCTTTCCCCCCATAATGGGGCTGCCATCTTTGAGCACTACATATCCTATTGAAGAGCGCAAATTGCCAGTCCTATCCCCGTAATTGCCCTTTTCGCGTGCAATCTTCACACATGCTTCGCCAATGTATACCAACTGCTCGATAATATGGTTTGCTATGTCATCGATTTTGGCTTCCAACCCCTTGTGAAGTTTCATTATATTGGTTTTGTTAACCAATACGCCTTTATAGTCCTTACCCATAACTAAACCATTATCTGTGTGCGCCCTACGGTGGTAAGAGGCTCGGAACTCAACACTCGGTATTCGCCCAGTTCCTCTCCGTGACGCTCCAACTTGACGCGGACGTGCGGAAAAGGCATGACCTCAACCAAGATGAGGAAAGACGCTTGGCGAAACTCACCATCCTCGTACTTTCCCTTGCGAGTGTCCGAGTTGGTTTTGATTGAACAAGGGATGGGCACACTCCATGTGCTCTGCGCGATGTCGGCCACCTCGCCCCACTCGTTCAACCCTCCGCCATTGGGCATCTCGTACCTAAGAGTTCCGTTTGTCCTCATACCATCATATTACCATAAGTGTGTGCCATCCTCAATAGTCGTAGCTTCACCGCCCAATACCTCGTCTACGTCAACTCCATAAACGCCACACCAATATTTGATGCTGTTCCGTATCGCATCCTCGCGCACGGCCGTCGACACGCCGTTTTCGGAACGGCTGCTCTCGACAAAGCCCATGACGAGCCGCACGGCCGTACAGAACAGTTCCTTGTCTGTCGGCGTGGCCTCGCCATCGGGTGATATTCCGTGGCTTGCAAGCACGAACCTAACGGTCGCGTTGTCGGGGTAGAATGTGTTAACGATGGCGTTACACAAACTTCTTGTCGCATCGAGATTGGTCATGGGCTAGTTCTGCGTTTTGAGGGTGTAGATACCGTTCATTTCCGTGATGACGGGAAGTGCCAGCACCTCTGCCTTAGTGAACTCAACGCCGTTCGAGCCCTGTGTCTCGCCAACACCCCACTGCGATACGCGCACGCGTCCGTAATTGGAGTAGGCGACACCATTCTCGGGCTTCAACTCGTTGTTTGCCCATGCGTTCTTGACTACGCCAAGTTGGCCGTCAGGGACAAAGACGATGTTCTTCTCATTCCATGGATTGTAGGGCGTACGTACCGTGCCGTTTTGGATGACAACTTGACGACGCATGGGCTCGAAGACGGGATAGCCGTTCTCTTCCATGTACGCGTTGATGTCACGCAGCTGCACGATGCGCGAAGACTTGTCCGTGCCGTGTATCATCTGCTTCATCTTTTTCGACCTACACATGTAGGAGATGAGAGACGGGGCGAGGAGTGCCTTGCCGAACACGACCTTGTCTTGCGCCACGTCGATGATTGCCTGAATGTCTTCGAAGCAGTCCACGGTGTCGATATTGGCGGCCGTCCAATCGGTCTTCGACGTCGCGATGTTTTCCTTGGGCTGATTGTAGCTGATAGAGCCACGCACACCGCCCTCGGGGTTGGTTGTGGCGTCCAGATCGAACTTGCCCTCATTGGAGAGCGCACCGAGGAAAATCATGTCCAGCTTGCCCAACACGGAGCGCACCACATTCTGCACGTTGCCCCACATGAGGTCTACCAGCTGTTGTGTCTTCACCTTGTCGGGTAATGACTTACTGTCCAAAATTTGGAGAACCTTGCGGTAGTCCTGAATGGTGAGGGGCAGGGTGATGGCGTGGTTGAGGACGGCCTCTTTCAAGGTGTCCAGCCCGTGAGTGCCAAGGATGGCCTCTTTCGAGTTCTCCCCGATTGTGGGGGCGGCCACGGTCAAATTGTACTGCCCGATAAGCTCTTCGAAGTTCAGCCCGACTGTCGGGACATCCCATTTGAGGAACCGTTCGAAAATGATGTTGTCAAACAGCCGCTTGTTAAGCTCGCTGATTGCATCGAAGCGAACCTGCACGTTCTTCGTGAGTTCGCCAAATACAGAGCTAAAAGTGAATTGTGCCATAACTTGCATTACTGTTTGATGAACAAGATGTTCGGGTTATACTTCATGCAGATGCCGTTGAGCCAATCTGCGATAACGGGACATGCGAGGCTAGGGTAAAGGACTACCGCCTCGTAGGCCGCATCGATGGTGGGGATGCCCCTGCCGTTAAACTCCTTGTCCGCACCTACTACCGCATTAGGCATGTACTTCGGGCTGGACGAGCCGCCTTGCAACGCCGTGCTCTCCACAATCACATCATTCTCGGCCAATTCCGTATAGGCGGCTGATAACGTAAGCGTGTCGTACGCGTCATTGGTAGTGTCGATGGACTTGATTGTTGGGGCTGCGGTTGACGCTCCAACCTTGGTGATGGTGTCGCCAATGGTGAACAGATGCCCCTTGGGAACGCGCGGAGCGGTAGTCGTACCGCCTTTGAGGATGGTAGCCGTCTTGCACACCGCGGCTGTCATCTTCTCGAAATCCACCTTGATGGGCGTACCGCGCCTAAGCAATGTTCCTACGGGGAACTGCTGCTCGGGCTTGAAGCCGCCAGGCAGTATCTTGCATTCACCTCGCCAAATGGAGGGGAAGCTGCCCGAGAGGTGGGTTCTTTCAAATTCAATTGCCATGTTACATTCGAATTTTAAGGGTGAAACAAAAAATGATTACTTGCTGGGCAAGCTTTCAGCCCAAGCTTTGGCGTCAGCTTTCATGGCCTCTTCCGTCTTGCCCGTCTCCAATGCCGAGCCTTTGGGCATCAGATTGCTGTTTACCCAATCCTGCTTGACGGCCTCCAACTCCTTGTCCAAGTCCGCATCGTCAGCGAATGACATGCGACTAACCAATGATTGGGGCAGCCCTAGCTTCTTGGCCTTTTCGGCAATGACACTGTTTCGCTCCGCTTTGGTCTTCTCCGCTTTCAGGGTCTGGTTCTCTGTCTCCAAATCGGAAATCTTCTTGTTTACCGTCTCCATCTGCTTCTTAAACCATTCGGGCACGTCCTTGTCATCATCGCCTCCGTTATCACCCCCACCGTCACCGTCTTTGCCTGATGGCTTGGGCTGGTTGCGATTTTTGCTCGTCTTTCTCGTGATTTCCCCCTGCATCGCCTTTGCATAAGGCACGAGCAAATCCGCTTTTGCAGCGACGTCCTCTTCTGAGGCGTCCTCTTCGAGGCCTTGTGAACCCAATTCGCAGAGTTCGTCCAATGCCTTGTCTGTTAATCCCATGTCCTTGCATTTCTCGGACAAGGTCTTACGTAGTTTCTTGTTCATACTTATTTTGGTTTGTATAATTTTCAAGCAAAAATAGAGAATAAAAAGTATAGATACTTATTAAGTATCTCATTTTTTGTATTTTTAACTATGCGAAAAGTATAGTGATAATAGGGGTTTTGCTTAGGTTTTATATGTTTCGCTTTGAGATAAATCGCTAAAACCTTGCATATTTTTAAAATATGTAGTAATTTTGCGCTGCAAAAGATACTCAACAGGTACTTTATTTAAATTCAACGCAATATGAGATTATTCACAGACAATTCGGACTTCTATCCGACACCTGAAGAGGTGATTAACACAATGATGATGGGGGAAAACATCATCGGTAAGGTAATTCTAGAACCGTCGGCAGGCAGTGGCAATATCGTCCGCTGGTTGAAAAATAATGGCGCAGGAGAGGTGATTGCTTGTGAGAAAGACAATCACCTACAGAAGCTCTTGGCGGGCGAGTGTCAATTGTTGGCCGAGGACTTCTTGTCCGTAACGGCCGAACAAGTGAGCCACATCGACTACATTGTTATGAACCCTCCTTTTAATGAGGGTATCAGGCATATTAGGCATGCGTTTGAAATTGCACCAGCAGGGTGCACGATAGTAGCCTTGTGCAATTCGACCAACCTTGAAAAAACATGGAATAGTGAATACGTGACATTCCAAGAATTGGTTAAACTATATGGTAATAGCGAATACATCGGGACGGCGTTCGATACAGCCGAACGCAAGACGGACGTGGGAATAAGCATCGTTAAGCTTTACAAGGAGGGGGAGGCCGATGAAGAGTTTGCCGACTACCTGTTTTCCAACGAGGACGACACGTTGAACTCTAATGAGACAGAGGGACTTGTGCAGTATAACCTTGTGCGTGACCTCGTTAACCGCTATATCTCGGCCGTCAAACTCTTTGACGAGACGATGGCAGCCGCCAATAAGATTAACGACATGGCGCGCTTCGACGACGGCGACCGCACACGCGCACACTACCTGCCGATAGAGTTCGGTGCGTACAGCTTCGATGGGAAGCACATACACGTGACGCGCCAACAATACAAGAAACAGATGCAGAGATATTATTGGCGCATCATCTTCGATAAGCTCAACATGGAGAAGTACGCCACGAATGGCTTACGCGAACAGCTAAACCGCTTCATTGAGAAGCAAGTTGAGGTGCCGTTCACAATGCACAACGTGTACCAGCTGCTTAACATGGTTATACAGACCACTGGGCAGCGTATGGATAAGGCATTGTTAGAGGCTTTCGACCTCATCTGCTCGTTATCGGCCGAAAATTCGACCGCTGGGGAGAAGTGGAAAACGAATGCAAACTACATGGTAAACCGCAAGTTCATCGTGCCGTACATGACAAGCTACGATGCGCGGTGGCCACGAGACTACGTAACGTTAAGTTATAGCGGTAATGAGACAAAAGTGATAGACGTGGTAAAGGCCTTGTGTTACATTACTGGCACTAATTATGACAGCATCAGGCCTTTGAACGGACTTATCTATGAAAGCAAGATACCTTATGGGGAGTGGTTCGAATGGGGCTTCTTCCGCGTCAAGGCTTTTAAAAAAGGCACGATGCACTTCGAGTTCTTAGATGAGGCTATTTGGGCGAAATTCAACCAAGCGGTAGCCAAACAAAGGGGTTGGGTGCTGCCTAAGAAGAGTGGGAAGAAGAGAAAACAATAATATTAATCGGGGGGTGGGATAATCGCCCATCCCCACAAAGCAATACAATCATGACAAATTCGGAAATGGACAAGCTAGGCGCGCTATTAGAACAGCGATACAGCCTATTTCACGCAGACCTCATCATGCGTGCAATATCAGACGAGAGCGTGTCGCGCGAAGACTTCATGCATGGATGTGAAGAGATACTCGCCAGTGAGGTAGACGATGACGAATATACGCCCCAATGCTGGGCAGAAATATAATAACTTGGCTGTCCGTGCGTTATATGAGTGCGTACGGACAGCTACAATAATACTATAATGAATAAGAAATATAAGGCGAAAGTGGTGCATCTGCACTTAAAAGAGCCGAGAAACGGGCAGTCGGACTTCTATTTCGGTTCGGTATTAGCAATGTATAACGTATTGACGCGCGAGGATGTGGGTGTGCATTATCGCACGATAACGCAAGCGCTATTCCATTCAGGGACATACGAGAACAAGAAGTGCATAGTGCGCTTGGGTGAGTTGATTAGGAATAGACAAACGAAAGGGAGGATTAATTAATCATATAATTATGAAATACGACTTTTATAAAGTAAGAGACAACGATGTTATCTATTGGGTGGATAACATAGGTGTTTTGGGAGAATATCTGTTCTCTTTTGACAAGAAGACCATATTTAACTTGTTTGCCGACTATCCGCATAAGTTGACACCAGAACAAAAAAGGATGTTTGATAAGGAAAATCCCGAGTGGGCGAATTTCTTCAAGGACAGAAATATAGTGGAAACGTTAGTTCTATATATGGCTGTTGAAGGCTTTTTCTTTGTTTGTCAGATGACGTGTTGATATATCCAAGCATCTTGCGGAACTTACTATCATTCTTTAGCAATTCGGTATCAATTAACACCCCTATTGTCTCGTATTTTTGACCATAAAGTGAATGAGACCGCTTTGCACCGAAACGCCATCTAAGTATTATGTCGTTCAACGGCTTAAATCCATTTTCAGACGGCGATTGTAATTCGAGGTATTCAAATCCTTTGTCTGTTTTTCTTATGATTGCAGCGTGCGCACCACACGTAAAGTAATATTCCTTGCCAACAACCGTGTTAGAAAGCAACGTTTTTGCGTTATTAAAGTCGTTGTAATCCTTATTAACGACACCGCCAACATTTGATGCAATCTCTTTTATATTCAAAGTAGATGCAAAATGCTTGCGGCTTTCTCCATCACGGAAATCAAGCACGTCAAGTCCAGCCATGTTGCCTGCGTATGTTAACGCAAGGGATGAACACGAGCCTTTGGTCAAGTCACCTCCACCGACACGCTTTATTATCTCGTCGTTGGTAAGTTTCTTATCCAAGTCTCTAACCTCGTTATAGGCTATCTTGGTGTCTCCAAGTTTTGTTATGACGGTTCCCAATTTTGAGGGTGGTGTTAGCTTATTCGCTATTTTTCTATCAAGCGACTCCATTAGCCTCTTTGTTTCACCAATGATTAATTTCTTATCAGAACCATTCCACATTGCGAAAGCCTCTGCAAAATATTCATCTACGGATGTGGTCGAATAATAGCCTAACACATCGGTCTCTATAATACCATTCCGTCTTGCGGCTGCTTTTCCGAAGGCTTCTATTGCTTCACTTCTCATTCCATATTTGGTCATCAAAACATGACCAAACTCATGGTCTATCGTGGCACGCACAAAGTCTTCCACGCTCACATAATGACTATATTTAATGCCTTTCTTTGCCCATTTTTCATTTGTTTTGAATGAAGCACGACTGCTCAACCTTGAAAGGTTAATATTAAATGCTCGTGTTATCTCATCATAAGAAGCGTCAGCCTTTTTATTACGTGGCTCTCCTAAAATGTCAAATTTAGATAATCCATATTTCGCCATCCTATCTCTCATCTGATTTAATATATCATTAATGAGAGGTAACTGTTGTTTTTTAATATTTATGTTTACATTTTCTGCAATATTCTGTTTTATAAAATCAATAGCATCTTGTGTCGTCTTTGCCTCAAATCTACTGTTTGTCGAGGTGTTAAGCATGTTGTCTACCGCTTTCTTGGCAAGTTTGTTCCGCTTTGCGATTGTCTGCTTGATTGCCCGTGCTTCCTGTAATGCCAATTCATCATTGCCCGAATGTAATGCCTGTTGTAGTTTAGTGGTATCAATATCGGGATGTCCATTTGTGGCATAGTCCAATATCTTGTTGGCAAATTTGCGTGTCGATGCACGATTATTGGCTGCACGCTTGATAGCTTCCACTTGTTCAGGAGTGCGCGCGGCGTGTCGCTTTTCGGCGATTTCTATCGGGGTAAGGGCTTTCAATTGCGGATTGATAATGCCGTCAATTTTGGCGGCATTGTTCTTGATGAAATACGGCTCTTTCCCGCTCTTGCGCACCACATGTATCTTCTCCTTGTTGTCGTTGACCCACGACTTGAAGTTGTCGGGGCATTCGGTTATGCGCCTCCCCTTAGGGGTGTACGTTTCGCCCTTTAACTTGGCGCGGAAGACCTTGCGTTGCTCTTCCCAATCGACCAAGATGGGTGTGCAGACGCAAAAGCACTGCGGATGCCACCCGTCAAATATAAAGTCTTTGGGATAATCGCCCTCCAAATCGTCGCAGATGTCCCTCTTGGGATGGTTACGTGACAGCTCGATGTGTTGCCCCAGCACGAACTCCATATTCTGCCATCGCTGATGGTCTGCCTGCCGATATGCCATGTTTGTTTCCGTGCGTGCTACGCGCATAGCATTCTTGGCAGATGACTTATATACACCTGCTCCCGTCTTGTAGCTGTCACGGTCGTAATCAACCCACTTATACTTGCCCGTAGCTTCGTCCTTGACGCGCTTTTTCCACTTCCTGCCGTACACGGGCACTTTCGTTATCTTGCCCGTCTCCTTGTCCATCACCTCTTTTTCGTCCGCCTTGTAGCGAAATCTGCGGAACATCAACTCGGGGTCGTTGAGATATTCGCGCACCTTGCGTGACATGGAGCTTGCGCTGTCGCCCTCACCGATGGTCACAGTCATGGCCACCTCCATTTCCTCGCGCAACTGTTTAACGGACTTCCACACCCTATCGGATAATCCCAGCCCCTTGTCTGCACGATTGGCGAAAGCGTCACGTGCAGAAGTATTCCTATCGACCCATGCCGAGAACTCGGGGCTTGACAACACTTTTTTGCCGAAAAGCGAAGCAATGAACTTGTCACACTCCACATTGGCCTCCTCCCATTCTAGGTTGATGCCGTTACGGATAGCTGTTGTGACGGTTGATGCAAGGCGGCGAAGCAGCATCTCGACCTCTTTCTGCATCTTCGCATCTGTGCCGTCAAACGAATACATCACACCCTCTTCTAGCTTGGGCATGGATTTGTTGAGGGCAAGAATGTCATTCACCGTCTTGGCAAACAATAACCTCACTCTCTCTGCGTACGCTTCCGTCCTTTGGATGCGCAGCACCGCTGACTTCTTCTTGTCAGAGAGTTGTTGTTTTTTTTTGTCCATAGGGATGTGTCAATATGGATTATTCGTCTCCTCCCTCTTCTCCTGCGTTAGCCGTGCCTGCGCCTCCGTCCTCACCGCCACCGAAGATGTTCTCCTGCATCTTCCTGCGTTCCTCGGCCTCGGCTCGTATGCGTTCAATCTCGCGGTGCGTGTCCTTGATGAGTGGGTTGAGTTCGATACCCGTCTCCGAGGACAGGATGCCAGCGTCAAAGGCGCGGATAACGTTATTGAGCGCATCTGCTACGTCGTCTCCGAACGGCTCTTGGAACTCATGTCCGACTTTCAATGCTTCACACTCCGTATGCAATCGGACATCCAGCACGTTGCCAATGATGGCGGTAACGAGTGATGCCGTGCGGTCTAGCAGTTCATCGTGCGTCTCCTTGTGTTTAGCAGCTTTGATGTCGGCAAGCATCATCACCGTACGCAGTGCCTTGCCTGACAGTTGGGACACTTGTTTAAAGGTGTCGGTGGTGATGTTGGGTGTGAATGTCTTCTGCAATATTTGGTTCTGCAGCCACTCGATTTCGTCTTTCTTCGATTGCGGGGCATTATCCCAAGTGAGGTACTTCGCAGCTTTGTCGACACCATCCTTTCCGTTTGTGATAAGCAGTTTGCCAGCATCTTTCTTGTCGGGTACATTCTTGATGATGTCCGCGTCCATGATGGCGATTGGGTCGGCAAAATAGTCGTTAGTGTCGGCCGTGCGTGACGCAATGTACTCTTCGCGGTGAATAAGTGTTTCCGCCCCTTTCCACTCCTTGTCCTGTTGAAAAAGAATGATTGGTATCTTACCGATTAGATTTGGTTCTTCCAACACATCCCAACCTAGCGACCGCTTGGCACAGCGGTATATGACATCCTTGGTGAAGATGTCGAAGTGATAATTTACCTGCTCTTTTTCCTCTCTGACATAGTATCCCCATGCGATGGATAAAATGTTTTCGTATTGGTCTCTGCACACGAAGATTTCGTCCCCCTTTGATGCTGCCAATACGCGTATCTGCGCATCTGGATTACCGTCATCACCCTTGAAAACGCGAAATAGCATCGCGCTCTCAGTCTCCGCTCCTGCGATGCGCTTGCATTGCCTAATTTTGCTGTCAAAACGCAGCATCTTCAATGTGTCCTGGAATGCCTTAAAGGCGTTGTCCGTGCCCTCTGACAATTGCGTCCACTTGACGGGACGGCCATAGAGGAAGACGAGGGCAATCTCATTGATGAACGGCTGGTAGGGGATGGGCAGTTTCCATACCTTTTCAAGCCTTTTGAAATTGCCGTTCTTGTCGGTTACAATCTTATCCTCACGCTTCATAATCTGATGCGTGCTGACATCGTACTCCTGCACCGCCTCCACAATCGCGTCAAACCGATTGCTCATTTTGTCCTTGACCGCGGAAATATCCTTGGCGGCAAGTAGCTGCTCGAACTCTTGGTTGCGTCCAACCAAGGCGTTCATGTAATTTCTAAATAAATCAAACAATACCATGATATATCTATTTTTATCGTTATTATAATCCAAAAATTCCCTTGTCTAAGGCATTGTAGTCTATATCCTCGTCTTCATCGTACAGGTCATTGATTGCATACCCCAGAATGTCTACGAACTCGTCATGGGGCATCGATGGGAAACCGCACACTTGGTTCAAGAAGTCCTCATTCCACGACCCCTCCACGATGTAGACGCGACCGCACTCGATGCGGGGTGAAACGACACGGAAACGCACCTCCTTATCGTCTGTCGGGGTGGGGGTCTCCTTGACATTTAGTGTGGAAATCTCGCGCAGCATCTGCACCACACTAATGCCGTTAGCTTTTGGCTCAATGTGCAATATGCTTTCTTTGTTGCCCTCGTGTGCTGCGATGTAGTCGGGCAAAAAGCGCAATAAATCGGGCATCTCTTTCCAAACCTGCTGCGCGTCATAGAGGTATATGTTGTTGCGGATGCGGCATGCGGCCAATATTCCGCTAGGGTCGTTGTCCTGCCCCTTTTTCTTCTTGTTGTATGCCGTATCGAGATAGAAGTGCATAGGCTCATTAAAGCGCATGGAAGTGAACTCAGCCATTGATATTCGCCTGAACCAATCGCGCTTGACGATGTTACCTCCCTCAATTGTCGGGTGCTGCTGATATAGTGCCGAGAACTCACGCGGTGCACGCGCCTTTTGTTTCAAAAGCTTATTTAGCGAGTGCCTGTTTTCCCACAAGGCCTCGCCTACATGCCGAGGAGAGCCGATGTCGCCATCACTCTCTTGTTCACAAATCGCAGGTATTGTTAGTACCGTCCAATCTTGCGGTTCGGCTTTTAAGATACGTCCTGCTAGGTCGTCTTCGTGCCACCGCGTCATGATGAATAGCTGCTTGGAATTGTTGTGCAAGCGTGTCGAGAGCACCGTGTTGTACCAATCCCACACTCTTTGCCGATAGGTCGTTGAATTGGCTTCGTTGGCATCCTTAACGGGGTCGTCGATGATGGCGATGTCCACGGGCGTTCCTGTGAGAGAACCGCCTACGCCCACCGCCTTGTAGAAGCCCCTATGGTTGACCGTTTCAAATATGTCGACATTACGCAGATAACCTTTGGTGGCGGTACGGATAGTCGAGCCGTTTAGGTAGGTATTGGGGAATATTGCTTGGTATTCCTTGCTATCTATCGTACGCTGTATGGAACGCGAGAACTGCTCGGCAAGGTCGGCCGAATATGAGCTACCGACAATCTTCAAGTCAGGGTCTCTACCCAATGCCCATGCAGGGAAATTACGCGAAATAATCTCGGACTTGCCATGCTGAGGCGGAATGAACACCATGAGGTTCTTTATCTTCCCCTCCAAAAGTGACTGACAACCCTCCGCGACAACTTTGTGAAACCACTCCATTTCATATTTGGGGTTGGCGTAGCCGAGGAAACACGAGAACTTGCTTGGGGCTTCGATCTTTAATTTCGCCTGCCTCAATTCCAACATTCTACGCCTTACCTCGACATTTCCATTTCTCATTCTCCTTGCGCTTCTTTCTTGTCTTCGTCTTCGATGTCAAACTTTCTCAATCGCTCCAACTCCTTGTTAACCTCTTCAAGCGTCAAAGGTTTGTCGTCATCCTGTTTCTTGATGGCAACATCCGCGCGCTGTTTGTTTTGATAGTGGTCGGGGTCAATATTGGTAAGCAGGAAGATGGCGGCTGCTACGTTAGGCTGGTAGTACACCGTTTTCTTCTTCATCTTCTTGATGGTAGCCTCGCCCTTGGCGTTAGGGATGTATTCTGTTTCTGTCTCTTCTCTGGAATACCCACGCGCCACCTCAAACAGAGAGGTGGACAATTCGTGCGAGGCCTTTTGCTTGAATACCTCTCGTGCCTTGGTTATGGCCTCCTTGAACTCTGGCTTGTCCATCCAATGGTAGAATGTCTTATTGTCGATTGAGAAGACCTTGCAGAAGTCCTTGAAGAGCGCGCCCCCATACTCGATGAGGCCGTGTTCTTCAACCCATTTTGACATTTCATTGACTAGCGTCTTATTGTATTTTCCCATGTCGTTTCATTTTTATTGTCTATTCGGATTTATGGGATGGAACATAGTTGAAAGAGTAGGTTATACGGTTATCGCTCTTAGCCTTGTCCAAGTGTACTTGCCCCATTTGGGCGGCATAACCACTTTTACTTCGCCCGTACCTACACAACGCCCAGCACGGGTTGCGTAGAAGTGCCTTTGTCAATGCAGGCGTAGTGGTTGTGAGGTTCAGCCGCAACCCCTCACTAGTTATTATTTCTGCAACCTTTTGGATGAATGTAGTTCCAATTCCAACACCTTGGTAATCAGGTAATACGACAAGGCGATGTACTCTTTTCCATCCTTTTCGGAGGGGAAATTGGATTATTCCCGTATGACACACGAGTTCACCGTTCATCACCCCCACGAATTGTCGTGATGCAGGATGCATTTCTGTGTTCAGATAGTGATACTTGCGGAACACTTTCCACACAGCAGCCTTATCTGCTCCCCCCACTTCGTATATGTCAACTTGCATCCTTGGTCTTTTGATTTCTCCTGCGCAAAAAAAAAGCGTTGTTCATCGGTGTTGTATATCCAATCGGGTTCAAGCCATTCCACAATGTCGTCATGGCAGGAAACCGCAATGAACTGCTTGTTTGAACGGCGTACGGCCTTGGAAATTGCCACACTTGCGGTCTTCGCAACTTCGCGGTTTACCACGCTTGTGAACTCGTCAAAACAAACTAGCTGTTTCCCCGACAAAAGGCAATAAGCCAGCTGTACACGCATCTTCTCGCCATTGCTCAGTACTTCATAGGGTTTCAGCCAAGATGGTGGCGATGCAAATCCTACATTGGTAAACGCACGCTCAATGTCCTTGATACTGGCAGTTTCGGGCATTGCGTCTATCACCGCGCCGCTGCCTGTATCAAAGCCGTTGAAGATGCAATCGCCGAAGACTTCACGGGCGATAGTTGTCTTGCCCGTTCCCGAGCCACCGACAATCAACCCTACGTTCCATTGTTTGCCGTCAAGGTCTATCGTACCCATGAAATGTTCATTGATATGATTCACGTCAATGTCGAATGCCCCAATCACCGATTGCGTGCGGAATGTCGCTTTTGGCGCAACTTTCTTTATAATGTCAAAACTCGGCATTTATACCCCTCCCCTGTCAGTTTATTGAATATCCGTTCTTGTTCCGACTCTCCCATACACTCAACCACGACTTCGTAGACATCGACCACCTTGTCACTTAAATCTTTTTCGGGCTTAGCCCCTGCGCTGCCCGATTGTGATGCGCCATCAAATATCGGTAGGTCAACGCCCCAATCCATGAGTTGGTTTTCGTCCCACTCGTTGGCAAGCATATCCCAATCCCACTTGCCGAAGCCATTGTTGTCAATGATTGAATACGCCTTGATTTCCTCGATTGGCGTTTCCTTGGGAACAATCACACAGGGTGCTTCGGTATAACCCAGTTCTTGCATCGCTTTGAGGCGCATATTTCCACCAATGGCAATGTAGTGTCCGTTATCCAGCTGGTACACTAGAAGTCCACGCAAAGAAAGCATGTCGGGGTGCTCTTGGACGCTCTTTTTCAATAATGCCAACTTCTCTCGCGTAATGTTCCGTGGGTTGGAGGGAAGTCCCTCCAATTGTCCCTCGTTGGGTTCGATTGCCGACAAGGGGAGCATCACCACCATTACATCAGCTCGTATCGTGTTGTCTGACTGCTTTTTCATTCGTTTGCAATTAATCAATTCGTTAAACGCAAATATACGAAAAAGAGCACCCAACAGGTACTCTTTCTTTGTAAATTAACAAAATTCAACGCAAATAATCATTGATTTCGTTGATAAAGTCTTCGAGTGAGCGGCAAATGGCATACTTATACCCAGCCCATTCAAGCTGCCTCTGCATAATCTTCTGCGATGGTTGCTGCCTGCCTGTCTTTGTTTTCATTTCAATGAATAGGGCGTGATGCCCTTTTGACGGAAAACAGAGTATCAAGTCGGGAAATCCTCTTCGTGTCCCCATCCGCTTGAACTCCATCGCCTCGAATCGAGTGCGCTTGCCTCCATTGGGTGAGTGATGGAGTAGGAGGGTGAGTTTTGGGTATTGCAGGCTAAACCAATTCACGCAAGCTATCTGTATGCGGTCTTCTTCGTGTCTCATAACGCTAATGTTTAGTTCTTGTTCTCCCTAATATCGGAATGACGTGAAGTGAACCACTATGCCTTTGAACAGCTTGCTTTCTTGCGGATTTTTCCCGAATATCCATTCTTTGAAATCCTCTACTGAAAGGCCGTCATTTTTCGCGAGCGTGTTGATTGGGACAAACGCGTCGCCAACTTTTGCTACAATATAATTGTTCTTGTGGTCGTAGCGTATTGTTATAGGCTGATAGCCTATATTCTCCTTTGTGCGTAGGATTTCCACCTGTGGAGAGTTGTACGGTCTGCCCAACCATTGGCGTACCGATAACACATGGTCTCCTTTTTTTATTGCATCCAGTTTTTTTGCCCAAATGGCGAAATTGTCGCGGATTGTGTGTATTTTCCGCCCCTCGACAATGCTTTCCTTGAACCCTGTCTTTTCCCCTGCACGACTACTGTTTAGCGAGAAGACACGAGACATAAGTACGATTATTTTCTTATCCATGTTTATTAATTTTATTATTGGTATTAATGTTACAAGAACTTCATGTTTTATCATGCAAATACACCTATACCATGTTAGAAAGGTAGGTCGTCATCATCTGTCGCGAATGCCTCCTGTCCGAGCGTTCCGTTTACTTTCATTGTACCCTGTTTCGTCTCTAAGGCGTGCATACCGCCGAGGATTGGTAGAGCATTGCGCTCATCCTCTGACAACGCCTCTCGTTGTTCCTTGGGTAAGTTCTCCTTAATACAGTGCGTATCGGTGTAGCGAGCCTCGCGCATTTCGATGGCCGTCATGTTCAAGTAGCAGCCCTTTTCACCAACAAATATCCCATCGCAGTCGTCTACGGGGATAATCAGACATCGCTTGATAACCGTCTTGCCTTGTAAGTTTCGCATGAATGACCCTCTTAGTTTGAGGAGGTCAATCTTAATCCCATAATTTGCCATTTTTTATCTTTTTTGTTAAACGTTTGATTTCATATCAGCATAGAATATACTATGCTCGCGCATAAGTGCGCTGTGGACTTTGTTTATTTCTCTTGTTGTCATATTGCACGTTGTTGTTAATCATCCATTCTGAATGCCATGAAAGGTAGGTTTATTCCTATCTTATAACAGATGTATATAAGTGCAATGGATATTGCGCACATGAAGACATGTGATATGATTTTATTCATTTCCTCTCATTATAATTCTCTCTCCAACGTGATGCTTGGTGTAGGTAATGCTGTCAACGCTAAACTCTCTGACGGCGTACTTGTTCGCCACGTAGAACTTCCACTCTGACGGTACGAGTTGTGGTGCTTGCTTAGGGCGTCGTACATAATGCGCCTTGACGTACTCTTTGCACACGATTATGCCCTTGAAAGGCTTCGGCTCACAGCCGACTAGCACAGCCAAAAGACCTATTGCTAAGATTGTTCTAATCATTTTCTTTGCCATAATTAAATAATTCGTTAACTTTGTCCTGCAACTTATGATTTAAACATGAGGCAAACCCTCTTTTCGGGGAGGTGAACATCATCACCTCCCTTTTTTATTTATCTCAACTTCAAAATCATATAGTGTATAAATGCTTTATGTCTTGTGTAATAGTATACAGTTCCAGCAACATAATCAAGCCCCTTAACTTGACTATATACATACCGCATCCACTTCGTTTTTAGTGGTACGTCATCTAGATAGGATTTGCAAGCCTTTTTAATTTTGCGTGGTAGTAAATGCGCCATAGTTCTTACTTTTTAATTCAAAATCATACACCCACACATAGGGGTTACTTTCCCATGTGCCTTTGCTTATATTGCTTATGTGCCCTAATAGGGGTTGTAATAGCATCTATATAAGACCAACCGCATACATTCACCCTCGTATTAACAGTGCTTCTATTGATACAATAATGATTACACCATTGTTGTAAATCCATCGTAATGCCGTTGATTGTAATAAGAATATTACTTCTTTTGTTGTCTGCTTGTTCTTGTGCTGTTGCCCAGCGACAATTTGATGGGCTATAGCCTAAGTTATTATCTTTTCTATCAAGACTTAAAGAATTGTTATACCCATGCGACAAAGACCATTTGCAAAATTCTTCAAAATCAGTATCCCATTCATAATAAACAGCGATACCACGTCTTCCATACCTATTGTAACTTGGATTGTTTGGGTTATTACATCTGTTCCTCATGCCGAGCCATATTCTATATAGTCTTTTATTCTTCTGCCTATAAGTTTTCTCTCTACTTTTAATTAAGCAACCACATGATTTTGTGTTCCCTGAAGTTAGAGAGTTCGTTCTTACGATAACAATATTACCACACCTACATAGACATCTGTAATAGAGCTGCCTTCTGCAATCCTTATGGTCGAAAGACAATACTTTAAGCATTCCATATTCTCTCCCTATAATATTTTCCCTATTCATCTTTCATCCCACCTTTTTTGTCATTGTCTTCTCCCCACGCAAAACTGCTTGCGTGAGGAGATATTTATCGTTGAACATTATCTTCTTCATCTTGTTTATATTTTCAAATACTTGTCTAATTCATTTCTCAAATACTTAATTTCAAGTGCATAACTCCTGCTTCATTAAGTTCTTGTAGTATTCTTTTACTAGCTTCATATCTGCTTAGTTTTTGCCATTCCTCCGAAATGTCATCTAAATTCTCATCATAATGATTTTTGTAGATGTAATCTTGGATGGATTCGCAGAAAAGTTGTTCAGTTATTCCATCATAGTCGCCAAACTCTATGATTGATGTTAGCTTAAGACATTCAAGATGCGACCTGTGTGACCACACATCGCCGACTTCTTTATTAAATTGTAGATTATACAATGCGCCCTTTTCTATTTTACAACCGCAGAAGTCGCAATGATGGGGCTTGCGTGCTCTAACGAGTTTGTTACTTATTACTTCCATAATCTTCGTGGAATTTTCTCAATGTAGCCTTAACCAATTCGGCTGCTTCCTCTGCCTGCTCTTGGGTACGGAAATAATTATATACTGAAAACACATCGTCGTCAATAGAATGACCATTTTCTTCAACTGTTACAACCTTAAGCGAAGGCGTGATTAAAAAGTAAGAACCTTCTTTCTCTGCCCTCCACCTAATCTTTTCAATTTTCTTCTTTTCTGCATTCCAGTGTAAGCACTTAAGTTTAAGTGCATCAAATAACCGTTCCTTTTCTTCGCCTGTTGCTAATCGTGCATCTTCATCCCATCCGAAGTAAGACGGTTTATTTTCACCAAAAAACAATCTCACATCCATGAGGGCACAATGATAAAAAATTCTATCACCACCACCATTCCTGTAGATGCCAATAACACCATCATTGAAGAATATATCTCCATCTTTAAACTTTTCTATCTCTTTCTCAATGGTGATAACACCATCCTTTATCTTGGCTGTGCAGCCATCGGGGATGTTTATCTTGTCCCCACAAGTCAAAATTATTTTCATTCTGTTTCTATTATTTGTCCATTTTTCAGTTTATACCAAGTGTTTTCTTTAATTGTCTCACCATCAACCCTAACAGCTTTTACTTGTAGAATAACATCACACTCATTTCGCTCGGTAAGAACAAGCCAGCAACCTAAAGCCCCACAAGCTTTACTGCCTCTTCCTGTCACTATGGCGATTGACTCTTTGCCCTCAACTTTCGCAGCGGAGCAGTTGCCTGTGTTGGTGGCAGCAGAGCAGTAGCCTGTGTTGGTGGCAGCAGAGTAGTCGCCGGTGTTGGTGGCAACAGAGTAGTCGCCGGTGTTGGTGGCAGCAGAGTAGTCGCCTGTGTTGGTGGCTATGGAGCGGTTGCCTGTGTTAGTGGCAACAGAGTAGTAGCCTGTGTTGGTGGCTATGGAGCGGTCGCCTGTGTTGGTGGCTATGGAGCGGTCGCCTGTGTTAGTGGCAACAGAGCAGTAGCCTGTGTTGGTGGCAGCAGAGTAGTCGCCGGTGTTGGTGGCAGCAGAGTAGTCGCCGGTGTTGGTGACATTGTCATCTTTCCAATTAATTTTATCAAGAATGAATTTTACGCCAGCATTTATTATGCCACTCAATCCAATCTCGCATTGAATGCGAATTTTGCTGCTCGCGATTTTGTCTGGACCTCTGTCAATAGTCCCGCTCTGTTCAACCTCGCAATATCGGCTGTTATTTGGATGGTAATACCCAAACACATCCATTGGGTTCTCGCAGGCATGAAAACCATTCTCACAAACCTCTATCTTGCCTTTTTGTTCATACTCTTTGCCTACCTCGTATTGGAAGTCACGGCAAGTCATGTCGTTGTTAAAGCCCTTATAGGCTTTTATTTTTTCTGTTTCCATAATCTTCTATTGCTTTAAATATTTCATAAATCACTTGCGGCACTATGGCGTTGCCTAGAGCTTTAACGCTTTCTGCTCGCCACTTTGGAAAGGTAATGTTAACCAATCCAAGGGAAAGCCCATCATTTCGCTGACAAACAGGGGATTGAGTAGGGAAGTCTGCCCAACTCGCCTTGCGACTAAATGCTTTAAATCCGTGTCTCGATTGTGTGTTTTGCTTTCCACTGGCGTTCCTGCATTTTTGTCCATCGCCGTCGGGGTGGGAAGAAGTTTCCCAGCTGCTAGGTCTTTCAGCATTGCCGTCAATCCTTTCCCCATCTGCGAGTTTGGGTTGTACTTCGTTGTCCATTTTTCGCCCTCCGCTGCATTTGGTGTCGGCAGGAGCGTGAGGTTCATCGGTATTGACTTCCCATCCTTGTTTACCTTCAAACCCTGCGTCTGTACGGTGGGCAACAATCCATATTCTGTCCCTCCTGTGGGGCGCACCAACGGCACAAGCTGGAATAACAAACGGTTGGACTGAATATCCCTCACGTTCAAGACCTTGGCATATTTCTTCGATTGTGTAAGGTTGTTCCTCTCGCGTTCGGTAACTCTCATTGAATAGAGAGGTTTGACTACCCACTTCAAACTCCTCGCCGGGCTGTACCATCGTGACGAGCCCAGCAACGTTCTCGCCAACGACCCAAGTGGGCTGTATCTCGCGTATTGCTCGCAACATATGCGGCCAGAGGTAGCGGTCATCTTCCGCTCCAAGTCTCTTTCCTGCCATTGAGAACGGTTGGCAGTTGTGGACAGCGATGCCCCAAACATTGTATGAGTGTTCATCTTTTACTGATAAGTTATATACGTTATTAATTTCTCTTTTCGTTTCAACGGACTTAATGTTACACCAAAGAAACCCATATTCATAGAAACCATATCTGTCACTATTGCTAACGGTCACGCAATATTGTGGCCTTTCGTTTACAGTCCTATTCTCAATAACACAAGCCCTATTAACGGTTTTCTTGCTGATGCTTACAGGGCATTTGAAAGTATCGCGTGCTATCTGCGCCATATCTAGTGCTAGTTTTTCGCTAACAGTCGTGACTTTAAAACTCCCTCCCTTATCTATATATCCGTCAGCCATCCATCCCTTGAATAAGGCAGATTTCCTTTCTGCATCCAGTTCAAAGCACTGAGGAGAAAGGTGTTTGCCGTGTGCATATTTTCCAAAGTCTTGCAAGAAGTCGCACAACCACTTGTCACAGATAATGGCTTTAAACACGGACTTCTCTTCTGAAAGAGTGTATTTAAATCCTGCTCTCTGTATGATATGATGCAAGCGTGTTATATTTTTCTTTCCACAGCAAATGTAAACCTTATGGTTCGTTGAGTTTACGCGTGACCCGCGATGCCCTTTTGGCATTTTGCTTTTGCGTTTTGCGCAGTCTGTCCACCCGTCTGCCAACCATGTGCCGACTAATTTCCAAAAATCAATTGAAAAAGACTTATCCGCGCCTTCATGAATAGGATAACCAACCTTATCTCCTTTCTTCATATCACCTGCCTTTACATATTGTGGCGGCAAATAACAGTTTCTTCCCCTCTTTGTTATCTTTTTACGGATATAGAATGGATGGTTGGGAGTACATTTCAACGAGTTGTACATACCTTGTGCCCTCATATATGTAATCATATCGGCAACATGGCTCATAGTACACTCTACCGTATGGTATTTCCCATCAGTTGATAGAACTTCTTGTCCGTTTCTGACCTCTTCAATAGAGGTAAAGCCATCCTTAGTTAGAACCGGCGTACCTGCGACAAAGCAGGGAAATCCCCCTGTGAGGATGTCGACTTTCCCTCGCCAAGAGGTAAAGTCTGTTGTCGTGATGTCTTCATAACTAATTGAATTTGGGTACCAGTATCCTAAAACTTTCCGTGGGAACTCATTTATTTCACAGTGGAATACGTTTTGCCATTCCATCCACGTGGCAGCGAGTTCCGCTCCGCCTATACCAGAGAATAAGCTTGCATGTTTCATATTTATTTATATTTTCCAAACATATTAGGCTCATCCGTTTGGCGGATGCCAAGGATAGCATTAACTCGTGCTATCTCGGCGTCCACCTCTTTTTCAACGGTTTTACACTTGTTTAGTACCGACATGTTTCGGCTCTTTGCATACGACCTTTGTAAATCGCGCATTCGCGAAACTTTGTCGAAAAACTCACGACTATTCATTGGCGGTCTTTTGGGGTTCGTCCTTATGAAGATATACGTCAAGGATTTTCGTTTCCTCAACTTTCACCACCTCGTAATTGAACGTAGTAGGCGACATGACATCGTGAATGTATTTTTCGGCTTGTGCGGTCGATGCGGCTTGAACCAAGTAGATTACGTTCTGACGCTTCTCCTTTCCCGATTTTTCGTCAAGCATGATTAACGAAAGTTTGGTCTTGTAATACTTGTCGTCAGCCTCTTTGTCTGAAAACAAGACCTCCTTGTATTGCGCCTTGCGGATGTCCTTTATCTCGGCCTCACCCTGCACGTATGCGGACATTTCTTCGATGATGCGCTTCTCTGCCTCGCTCCACGTCATTGCGTCTATGGCGTACGCCTCCGTAACCATCTTGACAAGGCCGTCTTCTTGCGTTTTCTCGTATTTGAATTTCACTTCGAAAAATTGTGCTATATGACTTTTCATTTTTTATTGTTTAAAATATTGTTGTTAAATAATTATATGTTTATTATTACCCAATCATTTCGGGATCGTTCTGTATGTCTCCTACTACCAAAGCCTTACCTCCGTAGTCTGCCACGACGAAACCGTACAGCGACCACGACTTTTCGCCCTTAATCGGTCTTGTGGCAAACCACATCGTAGCAATAGCCGTGCAGCCACTTTTTGTTCTTGGTATTCCAGCCCCTGAACTTAATCTGACTTTTCATTTTCAATTTCCCTTTTGATTATTTCGTTGATTTCGGCCGCACTCTTGTAGTCCTCGTTCTTTACGAGCTCGCTACGTAAGAATAGCAATTGGTTAACGAGAACCATTCTGTAGCGCTTATTTGTATAGTTAAGGTACTTCTCAACACGGTTAGCCAATTTCTTGAACTCCCGACAGATGTAGAGGATGCAGCAGGCATTTGCGATTACCAGCAGTGCATAAGCGATTATTTTAACGTCTTCCATCATACGAACAGTTCTAGTTGTTGGGGGTTGTACAATGATTTAAATTGGTTAATCCTAACCATCGCCTCGTTGAGTTTCGGTAAGACAGATACTCCCCTTGCGCGACTTTTGTCTTCTTCTTCGTCATCGGGGATTCCTCCCCGAAAAGCGATGTCGTCAAGCACTTGTTGGCAGCATTTCTTTGCCATATCAAGTCCAGCTATGATGGCCTTTTTCTCATTGTCAAACCCCTTGTCTGCATCTTCGACAAAACGCGTAGGGGAACTTGAATATCTATCCCAAAAGAATGTCGACACGCCGAAATCCCATCGTCCATTGTCAGATTTTGCGGTCGTAATTTTAATCTGGCAGACACTGTTCTTCCAATCTATGCAGACGCGCGGTGTCATGCATACTCCGTGAATATTGAACCCGAACTCCCCATGCTGGTGCACCACCTCCGAGCAGGAATGTGTATGCACCCATTCCAACCACTCGTCGCAGGTGAACTTCCGCCCGTCACACGGGCACCTCATAAAGTATTCTCTCTCCATCTTGTTTCGTTATTGTAATTTGTCAAAAGACCTTGTCTTCGACACATTTGTACCGCTCTCTCGATATAGCATTGGACGTTCGACTTTGCCGTTTCCCCGCTTAGCCCCGTTCGCCAAAATTCGGCTTGCCAATCTTCTAGGCTCATATTGGTGGAAACGCGGTATTTAAGCATAATGTCGTTTATTTCTGTACATCTCTCGTACTCTTGCCTTTCCTTGAATATCTCACGGATATTCGCAAGCACGAAGCCGCCATATCGCAGTAAGATTTTTTCAAATACGTTCATTATGGAATTATATTTACAAAAACATGGCTACTCCCAATCATATTTCAACCAAGCGAAACGTTTGCGATGCTGGATATACTGCATGTCGTGTTGGCGGTCGTACGCCTCGCGCTCGAATGCCACATTGCGGTACGCTTTGCGCCAATTCCAAAAGTAGAGCATTGTCAAGGCGAAATCAATAATGTAGAGTAGGTAGAACCCGATGAACCAAAGTTCTTTTTCTTGCTCGTAATGGATACACTCGTGGTTGTAGTCCGTGCTTGTGAAGCGCGCCCTTTGGTCGTTCCTCACGACTATCCAGTGAAGCAATGTTATCGCTTTGTACCCCTTGAAAGGAAACCAGCTACAATAAACGATTTTCATTTCGCCGACCCTTTCTTCATCAACTCTTCCACCAGCACCTCGTCTTCCGAAAGCCCCGTCGTGAGGTGTACTCTCAGGGGCGCGTCTTTGATTTTTGATTTCTTGTTGTCCATATCGTCTTAAATAATTTTGCTTTTGTCGTTTCTTTTTCGCTCTGTCGCATTCAAATGTGTTAAGTGATACCTTGCAGGGGTAATGTCGTTTTAACTCGACAGGCGTAAAATTTCACGGCTTTTGTTGTTTTCTATTCATGTACTCCTCGTAACTTATCGCCTCCGAGGCCTGCCTTTCCCGCTCTTTCTCACGCTCTTCAGCTTCGTGTTTGGCTATTGCCTCGGCTCGCTCTCTTCGGAAAACCAACAGCGCGGAGGTAATCACCATCGGGTCGACGTTGCCGTAGAAGCGTCCGTACCGACCCGCCTTGAAGCGCGAGAAGAAAAGCATCAGTTCGGTTGTCTTGAGGTAGAAGTACTCACTTGCGATTACCCTCGCGCACTCTTCCAGCTGCGCATCGGTGAGTTTACCCTTACATCCGCAATACTCGGATAGGTTCAGCAACTGCGGAACTAGCCACGATGTCGGCATATTCTTTCCATAGGCCGACCGTAATGTTCCCAGCGTGGGGGCAGAGCCGAAATGGCATCTGTCGGGATGCTCGCCGAACTCCACTTGGCGGTCGGGGTTGAAGAGACACATGAAGTTCTCGCGGTCGCCATACCTAGCGAGGCACGCCTTGGCCATTAGCCGCTCGGGCATCGTCTTCGGCAAAGAGCCTACGGACGATATTGGTTGCCGCTTCAACTCGTTGAGCCGCTGATTGATTACTTGCTTGATTTCCATTCACTGCCATTGTTTGTCGGTTATCGAAGTTGCCGTCCAAAACCTTGGGAAAGTTGTTGGGGCGAAATATCCATTCGAAGCTTGCGATGAAGCCACGTCCGCCGCCTCCGTTGAGGAAGTCGCTCTTTGCGGCTTTCGTTATGGACTCCCGCACGGCGTCGATGCCGTACTCACGAACCCTCGCTGTTAGGAATGCCAGCCTTTGCCCTTTCAACTTTCCGCGCACTTTCGGTATCGGCTTGTCGAACATTTCGCGGTTGAAAAGCTCCCGAACCTCTTCCGCATCGAACTTGGCCTCGGCCTTTTGCATGTTGTCGTTAGACAACATCTTTTCTTTCTTATCTTTCTTTTCCTTTCTTCTGTTTGTGTCCCCTATGGTGTCCCCTATGGTGTCCCCTATGGTGTCCCCTATGGTGTCCCCTTGTTGTTGATAATGCTCATAATTACAGATAGTTAAGATTGGTGTTTGCCTGTTCCTTACAGTGCGCGTTATCATCCCGTCTTTCTCTATCAACTGTAAAAAGCGAATAATCCTTTTTCTATTCCGTCCCCAACGTTCTGTTAGGTATGATATTGAGGCGATAACTTGTCCGCGTTTCAGTGTAAACAGATGCCCGTCGTGCATCACCTCGTGGTCACGCCATGCGACCATTGCAAGCAAGTCAAACCACCACTTGAAAAACTCTGCATCTTGGAATATCCAATGCGCGGTTATGTCGCGGTTTAGCTTTATCCAATTTCCCATGTTTAATATGCCTCTTTTGATAACATTATTTCAAAACCGCGTTCGGCAGCATAAATGGGCTTGCCCGTGGCCTTGCCTATCTCGCTTTTGAACAGTTCCGCATTTGAGTTGTTGCCGCTAAGATGTATCAGTATGATTTCTTTCACCTGCGTAATGTCGTTCCCCGTCAACACTCCCTTGGCTGTCTGCAATTCCATGTGTGAGCGCATAAGGCGTTCACGCATTACGGCAGGTACAAGGCCGCTGTCGATATTGCGTTGAAGCGTGGCATCTGAATAGTTGCATTCAAGCATGATGTGGTCAAGGGGCGGCAATTTCCATTCGAGCATCATCGTGTCGGTGACGAATAGAAGTTTGCCCATCTCGACATGCTCGACAATGAACCCTACGCAAGGCACGTCATGCGCCACATCAAGGACTAATATGCGAAATCCTCCAATGACATATCCGCGCATTGATTGGATTGTTTTGCATAATGTGCGATATTTAACGTCTAGCGCGACGAATACGTCCTCGATGGCTAGCACCCTTATCCCTGCCTTGATAACGTCATGTAGGGCTTTGGAATGGTCTGAATGCCTATGGCTCACGAGGCAGCCGACAACGCCATGCAAGTCGTAATCAAGTCCTCGCTTTATCTCGCGGAATGGCAAACCGCATTCAAGGATGAGCTTTTCTCCGTTATCGGCCTGCAATATGTAGCAGTTCCCGCTACTACCAGATCCTAGGCATTTCAGTACCATTCCAAATTCTCCTACACATTTCTTAGTAATTAGGCGCGGCATCAGCATTTTGTTCGGCTGGTGCTTGTCCCTGCGTTATTTCTCCAGTCTCCGTGTTGACATGTTCGTATTCCACGGTCTCGGCAATGATTGTTTTGCTGTTAGCATGCTCGGCGATGGTTTCATCGCGAGAATTGCCTGCATCCTCAACATCTTTGTCCATTGCGGTCTGCATTTCAACGGAAAGGTAACCATACTTCGACAGCAGTCGGCGTATTACGGTCTTCAATCCCATATCGTTGAAATTTCCCGACCACCCCACTTGTGAGGATACCGCGCCCGACTGAGCTGCAGCAACCAGAGCCTCGGCCGTGGGCTTGTTCTTGCCTTTGAAAGACGGCGAGTAACGCAATGCGTAGGCAGCCATTTCTTCAATAGGCACGTAGAGTGTTTTTGAAAAGCCGTTTAACAGCTCGAAATAACAGAAGTAGCCGACAATTTTGTCGGATTTTTTCTCTCCATCGAACGCGACCTCGCCTTTGAGCTTGTCGACCTTACGGAGTTCGCCCTCATAGACGAAGTCCGCGTTGATGGTGCGGTATTGTCCTGTGCGCATCGCCAGTTGGATGTAACCCTTATAACCAGGTACGAATGTTGGTGTTGGCACTTTCGCCCAAGAGCCATCAGGGTTCTTTACGTTGTTGTTGAACACGATGATATAGGCGAAACCCAACGCCTTATTCAGGGGCAGCCGCATGGTGGCGGCTCGCAATGCCTCCATAACAATAGCTTTGGCATCGCACGCCTGTAGTTGTTTGTCCCCCGTGTAGAGGTCGATGAGCGATGCTACAAAAGCATCCTTATGCTCGCCAAGGGCGTTTTTGAACTGGTCTTGAACTGAAGGTGCACTTACGATAGATTTAAGCATATCGATTGGGCGCGGTGTTTTTGTAATTTCAGTTGTCATAATCTTTGTTGTTATTGTTGTTAACTAAATTTCAATTGTTCATCCTCGGTGACAACCAAGCGGATGAGTTGAGATGGAGTAGGGAGTATCGAGTTGATACTCTCTGCGTTGTCGACGAATATGGGCGCGGAGATGTTTTCGGAGTGACAAATTGCGTTGATTATATCGATGCCAATATTTATAACCATTGCATTGTTCTGCGTGGAATATGGTACACCGTCCACTACCGCCTCGCACGTTTCGACAACGCCTCCATTAATCTGCGTGTCGAACATCTTGAATTTTACCATTGAGAACATGGAGTTGATTTTGTATTCAACGAGTTTAACACGCGTTTTGGCAAATTCCAGCATTGTATCTTCAATACCCTCTAGTTCTGCTAATTCCTCTGACTGTACGCGCAGTTGTTTCTCTAATTCGGCGAAACGTTCATGCCCACCCTTGACGTATTCTTCTTTCGCAAGTTCGGCCTTAATGCTGTCAATTTCGGCCATCATACCGCGCTTAGCAGATGCGAGAGTGTCCGTGTCGGGCATGTCGTCCTTGGCCTCCGCCTCGATTTCAGATTGTAGTACATTGGCCTTGTCTTTAAGTTCGGCCAATTCCTTGTCTGATGCCATTAATGGCGTTGCATCGGGTTCGGCCAATTCCTTGTTGAACATCGGGTTCTCCGTATATTCACGGATAGCTACCTCATTATTGGCGATGCAGCTTCGTAATGTCTTGATTTCAGCCTCAACGGCTTTCATCCTTTCGGAATTGGCCTTTCCGCGTGCAGTGTTGTCTTCCAGCTTTTGTTTTTTCTCTTCATTGAAATGCTCGGTCATTTCGCGCTGCTTAGCCTCGATGTCGTCAATATCGAAGTGGCGGTGGCAGGTGGGGCAAACAAAATCCTTGTCATCAAACACAAGTTTTGAATTATTGATTTCGTGCCATTCTGCAATCATCTCCTCGCGAACCTTGACCCACTTTTCTAATTCTGTCTGCTTGTTCGCAATTTCTGTTTCGAAACGCGCGATTTCGCCTTTAAGCTTTTCTACCTGATAATGTAGTTCCTGCTGCGTGTCCAGCTCATTGCGGTAGCCCTTGTATGCATCTTCCTTAATTTCGGCTTCGCGTTTGACTATTTGGTTTTTGATGTCGCCCAACTCGCGCGACTTTTCCAAGCGTGCCCCCATCTTGTCATTATATGCCTTGGTGATGTCGGCAATATGATCTTCGACCTTGGCGAGTTCGGCCTGTTTTTGTTCTAGTTCTGCCCTTAGCCTATTGAAATTTATTGGCCTGCCGTCCTTGGCGCATTCCATCATGGCGATCTGACGCTTACACTCGTCCATACGTTCGGGTATAGCCTCAACGTCAGCCTTAATGCGCTTTTTCTTGGCAGCAATCTCACGCTTGAACTCTTCCATCGTCTTGCCCGTCATTTGGGCAAGTAGGTCTTGAAAATTCTTGTAGTCCTTGGCCACCTCCTCGTCCGTAACTTCTCCCGCCATGCGGAAGAGCATTGTGCGCTGTACATCGGCTTTTTGCGAGGCGAAATACAAGGGATTGGTGATGAACTTAAACACTTGCTCGGGGCATATACTCTCTATCTTCTCTGCCCAGTCTTTCACGGACATCGGAACATCGTTATAAAGGCGTTCTTCTTCGTGTCCAGTCATTTCTTCTGTGGTTGTACCGCGTTTTTTTTGCCATTTTTCGGCAAAACGGCGTGTTAAGGTTATTTCCTCGCCATTAACATCCAGTACTCCCGATACCTCGTGCGGTATGCGTGGAATGGTTTGCCCATCCTTTCCGTAGGTTTTGATGCCGAACTGCTTACGTTCTTTGCTGTCCTTGCCGAACAAAAGCCAAGTGAATGCGTCAAAGATGGTGGTCTTTCCGAGACCGTTACGGCCTGAAATGGTGGTTACACCCTCGTTGAAGTCTATTGTGAGACTTCTAATCCCCTTGAAGTTGACAAGGGATATTTTTTTTATTACAATTCTCTTCATTTTGTTTTAGGTTTTATCTTTACATTCTGTTTAGAGCCACGTGTGTCGAGGCCTTTTTGTTTATCTCCTCATTGGTAGGGATGCGTTGGCTAAGCTGCCAATCCTCTATCTCGGATTTCCTGAAATAGGTTTTGTTGCCCTTTCGATAGTGCGGTATGTCGCGGTCGCATACCAAATGGCGTACACGGCTTGTCGATATGCCGAGCAGCATTGCCACTTCATCCGTCGTTAGCACGTTTTTCGAGCCGATGGTGATAAGCTTTTCAATGCGAGCAAGTCTGTCCACTACTTCCATGTCATTCCTCCTTAGATATTTCTTTTAATTCGGGCAATGAACCATTGCCCATCCAACGTTTAGCCATACGGTAGAAAGCGTATGCGGCGATTGCGCCGATAGCCTTTGAGGTTGCGAACTCTGTTAGCCACTCGATGCTGTTATTGTCTGTTTTAGGTTCAGAAAACAACCCTAGAATTGCGATAAACGCAATGGTAGTTAGTACGTGATAACGCCAGTTCTTAATAAGTTTTGCCATAATAATGTATGTTTACGCGGTTCTTTCGATTAATGGCAGTATGCCTGCCTCTTTCAGGGCGTTATACAGAAACATCCGTCCTCGTTGTGTCCATTCCGTGGACAACCGTGTGTCGGGTCGACCGTCCGAATGTTGAAACGCGATGGTCTTGCTGTGTACATAGCCTTTGCCCATGAACTCGGTGTACAATATCCATTGGCCGTTTACCTTGCGTTGGATGCGCATTTCTTTCAGCCGCTTGTTGAAGCTTACGGCAGACATTCCGTAATCGGCTGCCACCTGCGTTGTGGCCAACGTTCCCTTACTTTCAAGGATAACATTAAGGTAGTCGTTGCCTTTCTGCATTTGCGCTATCAGCTGTTTTTGCTCGTTGTTCTCGACTTGAAGCTGCTGGATGCGCGCATTGCGGCTAGCGATGGTGTTTTGCGCCACAATCATTGCCTTGGCCATTATCTCCGCATCGCTCATTTCGGGGGCAGTGGCGATGTAACCGCCCGTCTTACGGATGGATGGTAAGACTTCCGATGTCACCCACTTTCGGAAAGCCTTGGCCTCGGGTTTGCGGCTGTCCAATATCACATCATATAGGCCGTCTTCGTTGACAAATAGTGCTTGCTGTATTCCGCCTGCTGTTTCAAGGGGGTAATTTGAAATTACCTCCCTGCTAAGTCGCTGATTAACACCCTTAGCCGACAAACCTAGTGCGCTGCACACATCTGCCAAACAAAACATCGGACTATCAGCCGTACCCACCGTGCGTATCTCCCCGAATTGGGGGCTGTTGAAAATAATTATCTGATTGTCCATATCGCTAATTGTTTGTAGGGAATAATTGTTCGGCATCGCACCCAAAGTGCTGCGCCATTATCGTTCTAGCCAGTTCATCGGGGACTTGCCGTCCCGACAACCACATCTTAACCGTGTTGGTTGAGCGGTGTGTGATGTTGGCCACCATTGTGATGAAGTGTTGTGCGGCCGTGGGCTTATCCCTTTCAGCTTCGTATAGTTCCTTGAAAGTTTTTTTCTTTTCCATTCTTTTTTTTCTGTGTTTAATGAGGTAGGGCACACCTAAGATGTGAAGTGTCAAATTCTAATCTTGCAGTGAAAAGGTTTGCGCCCTACCCGAAATTTTGTTACCTTTGCGTTGTCAAATTCTTAATTATGGATATTAAAAAGTTTAAAGAAAGGGCGGAGGCC